AATACTTCTAATATACTACTCCTCTGCTTTGCAAAAAAATATTTCACAAAAAGCAAAGTAGCTAAGTACTTCGAGACCGTCTGACTCTTAAATATGTGACCTAGTAAACCTAGAGACAAAAGTCTCTAGGTAAAACCTAGACCAACACAAGTGTGTCAATTTGTCTCACGTGCTGTCAAACACGCACTATCCGGCCACCGGATAGATTTCCACATACTGCCTATCGTACAAGCATGTGATATCGATTCAATTTTAATTAAACGCCAAAATTGACAAAAAGCTTATTTTTATTTTTATTTTAAAAATCCTAATCTGTTTCAAGAAGAGGATAATAATATAAAATAGGAGCACCAGTGAAGAACATAAGTGTAAAGTCTTCACCTACCGCATCCCACTGCTGGTAAGTACTCTGTAAAGGTTGCGATCCAAAAATTGGACTCGCCGGATCAGGAGTAGCAGTAGTTGTAACGACATGGTGCGAGTTTGAAGGAAGCGATTGAGCACGCACATTACGTGCACCACGAAAACGAGTGTCTGCATAAAATGGAAGTTCCACTTCAATGGTATTGTTGACACCAATATTAGTAGCAGATGCACCAGCACCGCTTCCAGGGCAAGTTTCAAGAGTTGCCCATTTGGTAAGAAATGCGGCATTATTAGCTACAAAATCTCTAACAGCTCGCCCAAAACTGCCATTATTAATACCAACAAATTCGTCACGGTATAAAGTAGGATTGGAACCAGATCTAGAGCTAAATAAATATTTTTTACGCCTAGCTCCCCTTACACCCGCATAACACGGACTCCACCAAGAAGCGAAATCTTTACGAACAACATTAAGTCGATTTTCATTTTGACCGTCTTCACTCGCATCGATACCTTCAGGATCCCATCCAGATTGATAAGGAGCATCCTTATTAAGCAAATTGTCTATTGCTACTTCTCCTTCACCAGGTAACGGTGTAATCCAGGTACGAGTGTGACAATACCTCTTACACAATTCTCTAATAGTTGTAGGAGGATCTCCATAAAAGACCGAATAAGTATTATCAGATTCCTCATTCATAGCCCCAATCGTCTGTAAAGGATTTGACCCAGTAGGACGATCAGTGTCTGTATTGCTAGGATTTTCAGTTCCCATGGTACCACTTTGTGAAAATAGCTCTTGATAATTATCATTTGCATCTAATACAGTGGGTTCCGGTATAGGGAACACATGGAGATCATTCAACTTAGCATTTGTTGGTGCTGCAAATTTAGCATCTTCGCACATAGAAACAAAAACATTAATGCTTATTGGAGAATCTTCCGCGGGACACACGAGATCATTCAAAACATTAACTTCTAAGATACCATTAACTTTCCCTTGGGTTAAAGCAAGTCGATCATTTCCAAAATTAAGAGGTCCTTCCATGGAACCACATTGTAAGAAAGGTTCAGCTTGTGCCCAACCAACAACGATTTCAAAATCGTCTTCTTCAGCAATGTCAACCACTCGAGAATAATTTGTATTATATTCTACACCAGCATTATGATTATTTGGATCATAACGAATCAACAAACGTCCTTTATGGAAATCAGATTTAACAATTTGAAATCTAAAACGTACTGAACCTTGCCAATTGTTAAAACACTGAGCAACCATTGCCATAGGCGTTGGATGAATTTCTGCACCTAAAAACGAAACCAACATAGGCGTTGCTCGACTATTCCAAAGAAAAGTATCAGGGCCTTCATCTGGTGACCAATTGAAAGAAGTCAAATAAGACTCCCTCATAGCAATATCTAATATGCCCATTTGATCAACACCATCAAGTCCTGCAACTCTGGTATCTATTGTAATTTCTGCCTTACTATCAAGTGTAAGTTTATGCACAGCATCAGCAGCATCCACATTAGTAAAATTACCAGTAGGATTTGGTTTAAATAATTGAATATCCGACACTACAGAAGGACGTGAATATCCAAAAATCTTAGCCACTTCACCCACTTTACCAGCAACCATTTGTGTAGCTAAAGCATAAGGCCTGATTAACGGAAGATCCGCTAATACACCCGCAGCTTTTGCCAATGCAGCAGCTGGTTTGGAAATAATTCCTGAACCATACTCATCATTGGTTGTGATAGAATTTGACTGATTTTTCTTACTTAATTTCTTGCCTCCCTTCTTACCAGCTTGGGAAACAAGTGCAACCTGACTTGTAGGCATGGTGAGAACAACATCCTCTGCCCATAGATAAATAGTAACAGTAACGGGATCATTTCCTCCATTAGCATGAAGAAGATTACCAAATGATTTGATAGTGATCTCACCCATATTGTCATAATCTTTATCAGTCAGAGACAAATAATTGTCCTCCCAGAAGAAAGGCATACAAAGCTCTCCTCCAGTATTTTTGGTAGGATTCAGAAAGAAATGCGGCTTCTGAGAAGCCGCAATAAGATCAATATTAAGATAATTACGTTCAACCGTAATCTGATCAATACCAGATAAAGGATTGTAACTAGTCAATGCACGACCATAGTGAAACTTAGTTCCACTAATGACCATTTTGCAATGTAATTTCATGCGCACCAATTCATAATTTTTGATCTTATCCTGAACGAAAGGATTTTCTATAAATTCCTTCCATGGATTAAACTGGTAAAAAAGGGGCTGTGTAACAACCCAATTTTGAACCGACTGACGTATAGGACGAGCTAAAAACTCGCCCAGTTGAGAATTTACAGCCTCAACAGCGTCCATAGTACTATCATAAGCACCATGGATATCAGTGGTCCAACCAGCGTCCTGATCAGCAAAAGCAGTGATCTGCTCTTGCGCCATAGGTGTTGACTCACTCATCGTCAATCCCGGTTCGCTATTCGTGGTGTTAGCAACTCCACTTTGCGAAACAAGGACGTCATTATTGAGGGAGTGAATGAGTCTGTTTAGATTGCGGTTTTCCGCTCTTAGCTTATCACAATGACTGTATTTACGAGCCAAAGAACACCTAAGCGTTTTATTTTCCTTTTGTAAAAGTTCTATTTCACCATAAAGGCTAGAAACATCAAAAGGAGGGATGGATCTCAAAGGAGCATCCCATTCGAAGTTTTTTCCGTATTCAACGGAAGGTACTGTCTCACCAATAGTATTCATTCTTTCAAATTTACTAAGGTCTATTTATTAAATCCTCGTACGCGCTGGCCTCACAGCACGCCGATTAATTCCTGTTTATGGTTGACCAAACCCCCCGTCAAAACGGGTGTTGCACGAGGACAGCATCTACGTCATAGTTTTCCTAAACCAGACGCAAGCTCAGAATTCTTATATCTGGCTTGGTAACTACCTATGACGGGATTGCTTCAACTTAATGTGCATGTTCCTACGCACAGCTGATACTACTTTACGTCCTATCAGCGGGACGGAACTGCAAACATGGCCTGATTGTGAATCTAATTCAAATTTATTTCTATACCAATCAAGGCGCTCATCATATGATGGTAAATCTGCAACATAACCCATTAGATTAGCCCTACTGGCTACTTCCATCAACTGGGCACGTTTATCCTCATAAACCTCACGGCCAAATTCAAAATACTTGAGAGCAGCATTAGATATCGCTTCAGCAGAAGATTGCTCCATTGAAAGTACATCACTCTTCATATGCGTATGCAACATTTTGGCAATCGAACCTTCTTCACAAGGACAACGATAAAGTTTAAGTTCGTCATCCCAAATAGCAAAATGTTTTAAAAAACTTGCTTCTGATAAATTAATATACGGAACTGATTTGGCATCTTTTTCTGCCATAGTATATTTAATACCCATAGACTCAAATACTAATGCAATGCGAGTGTGGTTAACACTAGCAAATCCTTTTTTAACGGTCATAATATTATCATCACCATAAGTCATCAAAGAAACAACATCTCTAAATGGAGGAATTTTCCACCAACCATCATCTTTAGCAATTGTATAATATGCATAACGCATATACAATGAATTTACCAATGAATTAATAATAACCGTCAAAGGATGACCGGATGGATTGGAACCAAAAAATTGCACTATGGTTCCAAAATAATCATATGTGGGATAAGTAATTTCAGTGGCAATACCACGCATAATTTCTAAATCACGTTCAGAGTAATTTCCGCTCTTCTCAGCAATTTGAATCAATAACTTAAATGCTGCAAACATAAAACGAGCAGACATACGAGCATCAAATTTAGCGTAGTCACCAGCAATTCCTCGCTCCCAACCATATTTACCGATGTGTTTATATATATCAGTCCATTCTGGAGACTGTTGAACCACACCGACTGCACACTCGAACAACTTCTGATTGCGTTGCACGAGTGCAGCCAAAGAAAGGAAATATTTGCGAACCAATACAATAGTTGCAAAATTACAAGCAGCAAACACGCGTACCTTATCTTTGGTCATCTTTGTAGGTTCATCCTTAAGTGAACCCTTGAAAACTGTATTAATTCGCTCTCCACGAGCTAAACAATTTTCCAAACGCATAACCTCCTCCCAAAGTTCTTGAGGAGCATCACGCACACATGAAATTCCATTAACAACACGATCCGATTCACTAACAATATTAGTTTTTGGACCCTTGTGTGGAAATCCACGCGAAGAAGCAAAATTTATCGCATTAACTCCAAGCACTCCATCCAAACCAGATAAATTAGCATCATCTGAAATTGGACGAACTTGTTTAAGTTCTGTTTCTCCAAGACCAGTTAATACTGTCGTAGCATAATCAAGATATGCCCTATCAAGACGATCTTGATCAACCAAATAAGCAGTATCAACTTTTCCAGCTATGTCCACCTCTTTATGACGACTATCAGACATACCTTTTGGTTTATCATGAATTTTATCAATCCCCATGACAGATGTAACAGCACTTGAAATGAGTGAAGTAACAACTTTACTCTTAGGAGAAGAAGAAGGTTGATTATGTGCCCCAATAACCTTAATTTTACTTCCAAGTTCAAGATTGCGAGTCACGCATTTTTCATTTGGAGCTTGTAAAGGTCCCACATTGACGTCCTGAATTTGAGTGTCAAAAGGGACAGAAGAATGAGAAAACAATACGGAAGGTCTAGCCATAAGTTTTTTCTTAGCTGCATTGTAAGCAGCAGGTGTGAGGATACCAGCACCTCCTTGACGATTCCTTCCTGCTAAGTGAAAACCTACTATATGTTTCCTTTTGCCAAGACCAACAAGTGTGCCCATGCACAATCCATTAAAAGTATTGACTGGAAACGAATAATTCACTCCCTTGAAGAAGCCGCCACGAGTCGTGATAACTCTACCATATGTAGCATTAAATTTTTCACTGACTTTAACATTACTTCCATCATTGAAGACCATTTTACACTCTATATGTTTATCATTTTCTACTTCATCAAGAGGTAAAAAACCAGTCAAATCTTTTTGATCTCCTAATTCTGGTAAATAAAGAAGACTTAAATCACCGACAACCTTTACAGTTGAAGCAGAATCCAACATAATATTGGCAAAATTTCCTGCAGGTCGACGAATAATTGCCTTCATAGGTTCCGAAGGAACAACATGGGTTGGCATAAGCCAAACATTGCTTTCCATAGGAATAATATTGCAAAATTCACCGTCTTCCTTTTCTAAAATACACTGTCGCTTCTTTATGACATCGATAATACGATCATCTGTTGTAGTAGAAGCAGCATGTCCACGCACTAATTCAAATTTATTGCGCTTCTCACGAAAAAGACGACCAACATCACCCCAAAATGGAGTTTCATTCTTCTGGTATTTAGCTTCATTTCTAATAAAGCCATGATTATCACCATCATTATCTCCACTCTGATTAATACGCAAAGTTGAAAAATACATAGAAGCTGCGGAACGTAGAATACGCCACAACCATAAACCACCAAAAGCAAAAAGAACTTTCCTTTTAGTTTCCCA